TTTTTTTTTTTTTTTTTTTTTTTTTTTTTTAAACTAATAACGGTCTAGTACCGTCCCTACTAAAGCTACAATCTACCTAACTAAAGGGGAAACTAACAAGGTTCTACAGGGATCACTCCTACACCATTTTTGCGTACCAGCATGCCTTCATGTATTTATATGCAGGCATGGATACACCGGGCGCATAAAGCGCGACTGCATCCGCAAGTTGATTGTAGACTTCCTCTCCACAATGAACTGCGAGTCCCGCGACACTCCTCACCTTGTCAGGAAAGGTGCCGGGTCTCATGAAGGACAACATTTGTCTTAGGTTGCCCACTGCCATCTGTGGTCTTATTAGATGGCCATGATCTTCATCTGGTTTGAAGGATCTCTTCAGAAATGTCACATCCCAGATGGTAGATTCTTCTGGGAAGGTTCCTGCTTTGCTTGCTGGTGTCACTTTGTAGTTGGTATTGGCATGAAGCCAGTCAGCCAAGTCCTGTGGTTTAATTGGCTGAGGAGTGGCGTATACAACGTCATCTCCGTAAGCAAGCATGCGGAATTTCTGGAAATCCACTGTGTCAATTTGGTAGGCACCAATGATCGCGGCACGGACAATGATGTTATTGATCACCGTGTTGAGAATACTGGTGCAGGGGCAGCCTGATGGAAGTCCGCCACGAATCCGAAAGTGTTTTCCCTCGTAGACGTGGTCTGAGTCAGACAAGCCGTTCAGAAAGATCCTCACTGCTTGTTGGTCAAATCCATTCCTTTCTGTAAAGAATCTTTCTGCTAAAAGATTAAACATTGCTGTTGGATGGGTTGAATCAAAGGCCTTGTAGTCCAAATCAAACACATACTTATCGCACAGCTCAAAGAAATAGCGAGTCCATTCTGTATCTGGATCACATCCGACTGCCGAACCAACCTCTGTCCCATTACAACGCATCATGTTAGACATGAAGTTCTGCATCACCATTCGACCAGCGATGGCGTAGGGAAAAGGAGAAGCATCGACAATCCTGGTTTTTCCTTGTTTAATCTTCTCGTTGGACCTAACTTCATCTTTGAGAAAGGTCACAAATTTTGGTTTCTCTTCACCAGTGAAGTACTTCTCAGTTTCCTCCACTAGTTGCTCTGTAGGCAGATAGAGCTTCCCGTTTTCGGTCTCAACAATCTCCACCATATCAAGGCGTTTCTTGGAGTCCAAGCAGTACGGGTAACCCACTGCTCTTGTCATATCCATTGCATCTGATATCCCATCTCCATTCATTGCACGATACATGGAAACGAGCCCATTCTCACGCCCGATTCGAGCGAAGAGTTCCTCAGCATACATGTCACATGCAATTTCAAATTCTTTTGGTAACACATCCATATCAGACACATGTTTCTCAAACAGAGCCTCGTCCAGCACAATCCCGTCGGCAAGCCGGCGGTCGTACTGAGAAAGCACTGCTGGTCCAGCTTCAGGTTGGAAAAGTGGGAAAAGAGGTGATCTCTTAATTTGAGTCTTCCTATTCACGGCCACAAAGGGTCCAGGGCGTTCATCATAGATGATTCCCTGTGTCACTGCTTCCTCAATCATCTTCTTGGAAATGAGAGTACCAAAGCCATTCACGCCATTACCAGCGGAGTGGACTGCAATGATCTTGAGTTGACCTCCTCTGCGTGCCGTGAGGGGAGCTCCACAAAAGCCAGCTCTTGTGGGTGTCTTGTATGCAATTGTTTTGGGGAGGATACCATCATTAGTGTGGAGATTCTCAACACACCTAAGCACTTCTCCATGCCACATCATCTTCTGATAATTAGTGGAATTGCAACACCCCACAAGTGTTTCCTGCTTAGGTTGCTCATCTGTGAACATGCTGACAATGTTTCTGCACTGCATCTTGGGAACATCCACGACATACAAGTCGTAGGCAATCCCTCGTTTAGTTGTGAAGCCAACAATCTGACACTGGTCTCTTGTCTGTTTAATTCCATCAATGACCATTGTGTCCCAGATGTCCTTGTCAAACTGATGCTTATTGATGAGTGCTTTTCCAGAACACAATTTAATCGCAGTGAGCGATGACACCTCCTTACCATCTTTCAGGTAGGTCACAGGTGTAGTGTTCCTCTCAAGGAGTGAAGCTTCAGCATCACTCTTGGGTCCTTGTGTTTCAGCAATTTCTTCAGGTGTTACTTTCACAAATCTAGCTTTGAGCTCCTTCACTTCTTCAGTAGTTTGTGTCACAACTTTCTTGAGTTTCTTGGGTGCTTTCTTCACAATACCAGTATAGGGTCCTTCTGTGACCGCTTTCTTAAGTACTGGTTTCTTCTGCCTACAGGTCCCACAATAGGGTCCTTCTGCTTCTGCTTCTTCCTCCTGTTTTTCTTCTTCTTGGGTTCCAAAGAAATAGGAAATCACATTTACAAGAATTGAAAGAATAGTAATAAAGGTAGGAACAAGAGCCACAGCTACTAAAAAGTTCTGAAGGGTATTATCAAGAAGGGTCTTCTCTTTCTGCACATCATAGATGGTAACCTTCTCTCCATCATGTGTCACTTTTTCAATGATTGAACCTTTCACTGTTTCAACTTCAGTTGTCACAACACCTTGCATCACAACATTGGCTAGAAGATCTGTCATTTCTTCCTTCTGTTTGAGCTGCCTCATCACGCGATTAAACACATCAATGAGGGAGAATGTTACATTAATCCTGGTCTCTGTAAGCTTAAGCACTGCCGAGTGCATAAGCTTGGGGCATGTTGTCAAACAGTCCGGTTTGGTGTTAATTAATCCTTGATCACTGGTCTCTTGCATTGCTGCAGCGAGATCTAGGCATCCTGATGGTGTCTTCACTCCTGCCGAAACGTCAAGCTCCAAGAAGATTCTTCTCTTCACCGCTCCCGGATCAGCAATTGTAACTGGCCTAAAATCTCCAAGATTAGTAGTTGCAATTATAACTGGTGATGTAAAGCATGTCCCTTTATCCGCCAATGATGCCTGAGGAGTTACAAACTGTGTTGTAGAAACCATCTGACAGAATGTAGCAAAATCAAGACCATCTGGATTCTGACCCAGATCATCCATAATAACAACAGTCTGTCCATTGTATCCATCCATATGTTTTGAATCTGGTGGGAGGGAATACACACTTTGCGTCCCAACAAGTGACTTGGAGATCATTTGGGCAAGAAGTGTCGCTGCAACTGTCTTGCCTTGTCCCGGTTTACCTTTTAGCACAATTACAACTGGTTCAGTCCTCTGTTTGCCAGACATCGCAAATGGTTTTAGAACCGAATCGCAATAATTGGCAATGGACATGCGATTACACATCCGAGCCAGTTTGCTTGCATGCTGAATCTTGGGGAGCAAGGTCGGTTTCTTCTTCTGGCTTTCAGCATCCTTCTTTTCCATAATTTCAAGTGCTTCAAGAAGTTCTGGCATGAGTTTCTGAAGTTGCTTCTCTGGTGTATCCATTTCTTGTGCAATCCACCTGTTTAGCCAATCCTTAATTGTAAGGATGAGCTTCACTGCCCATTCTCCATTCTTAAGGAGACTGAACAGGGCATTCAAATCTGAGACTCCCTGTGTTGTTGCAATTGGTGGTGCTGGTGTGGAGAAGATCTTCTGAAGTTTATTCTTCACAATTTCAATAATATCAAACGGGTCTCCAAATGCCATATCTACTCCTAGTAACCCGATGACAACTGGATCCTTGGTCCTGTATGCTATTATCAAATAGCAAAACATCCTAAACATCTTTCTCACAATTGAAATCCATTGTTTCACTGATTGCATTGCCTCCACAGCCATATCAGACATTTTCTTAAAATTTTCAATGATGTCTCCAAAAGCGTTAGTCGCTCTGGAAATGCCATTTACTGTGTCCTTTGCTTCTGTTGTTGTATCAAGCACGTGCTGGAAAATTCCTCCTGACACAAAATTGTAAAGTTTCTCCAATCCCTGTGTCCTTGCTGTTTCATAAGGAACTGTCAGAATGGTTGGGCCTGGATTTGTTTCAACATCACCTCCAAGGGTCACATCCTGGTGTGCTGATCTGAACACGACAAAGTCATCAGTTGTGACAACTTTTGCTCTTGAATTAGTTGGTGTTTGTCCAGCATTCTTAAAGGGTCTTGGGCAGTACGCTCTAAAATTCTTGAATCTTACAAAGACAAGAACTGCAACCTTATCTTCTTGATTCTCATTGAGGAGTCCCAGTCGAAGTGCTCCGAATGATGCTCCTGGTGCCCAATTTGCTAGCTCTGTTCTGGCATAATCTGCAAACCCAAGATACTTTGTTGGCATCACACTCAGTGGTGAAGTGTATGGGACTGCAAATGTCAGTGGTTGTCTATCCATACCTAAAATCATGGGACAAGGTCCTGTTATTGTGAGGAATCCTTCTGTTGAGGTTGGGTTAGCCACTATATTAACTGTGGAGCCTACTGGATAGAACTTTGCTGCCAATTTGAATGGTGTTGCCTTCATCATGATTGGTAAAACAGTAATTTCAAGGTCTGCCTTGAAATAGGTGACTGATGATAACCACCATGCCAATTCCTTTGTCATAAGCACTTCCATTGACAGATCCATTGTATAGGATGCAGTGTTATCCAGTTTAATGTGGGAAATTCCGAAGGACCGGTCGAACACAAAGCCGAGTCCGGTATGTGTTGTCAGACTCCCAAGCTCTTTGCCCTCAAAATCTTCAATGGTGGTTGGGTTTTCTGAGGCTCCCTCTTCAGCATTATCAAGTCCCTGCATGTCATTGTTTTTCTCGCGTGTATCTATGATGTTTCTGAAACACATGTCTTGTCCAGATGAAATAAAGACAAGAACATCACTCCTCTGTGGTGTATTAGCAGGATATGTGAGTGCTGTGTACTGAAAGACAGTGAACCACCCATCAACTGAAATTGTGGATGGGATTCCCGAGGCAGTCAACCTAAAATCAGAGACTGAGATGAATGGAATGGTGAAGTCATATGATGACTGCAATCCCAAGTCCCAAATTGCGTAAGTCGCCTGCATTGCCTCTTCAATGGTGGATGGCCTCTCTGCACCTGGTGGTGTGTAGGCGAGGAGAAACTTTCCTTTTACCATTGCAGCCCCAGTGAACGTGAGCATCACGTTGATCGAACCACGGTACTGTGCGTACCGGAAGCTCATTTGTCCTAGCGCTGTGTAGCGCATGTGATCTGAGGCAAGTGTCACATCCATTTGGAGGAGGGGTTCATCAGAACGGGTGTTGCTTGCAGTGAAATAACCACGAATGGTGTCGTCCACCACATTGGACATCAAGCACGGTGTGCGAGTCCATTCCAGGAAGTTATGCACCTCTCCGGGTACAAAGTCTGTATTTGGATTAAAACCAAGTCCGTAGACTGGTGTTGTCTCATCTGGGATGGTTGAGGCATACATTGCTTGGTTCTCTCTAATATGTCCAGCAAATCCTTGTGTTATGGTCTGTGGTTGTCTCAGTCCATTGTATTGCACCCACTGTGGAACCACAGTACATGAGATGTCAATGACTGGTGATGCTCCGGTTGGGATTTGGAGTGGTGTGAGCACCATGAACACCAAGGTCCAGGGACAGTGGTAACCATATGCGCTCGTGGGTACAAAATTCAGGTATGGCAGGATCAAATCCACACTGGTGTTAGTGCGGCAGTTGATCAACTGATGGGGATACAGGAAAAAGCTCTCTGGCCTCATGTCTGTGGGCAATCCTTCCCACTCAGTGCTCATTGTGAATTTACCAACCCACTGAGCTTCAGGCACTGCAAAGACCCCAAGGCATCCTGCATGGAAGTGTGATGTGTTAAGCTGCACTTGTATCTTCCATCCACACTTCATTGTGTAGTGTCTGATTGCTGTTGTCTCAAACACTCCCATCTCTTCAAGTCCGTGGGGAAGAGGCAGGTATCTACATTGGTATTCAACCTGTGCGGTTTCCCAGGTTCCAATGTACTGCACAAAGTTACGCTCCATGGCAGGTCCACCAATAGTTGGTTTGTCTGCGCATGAAGTGACTGGGTGTTTTGACCTGAGTTGGTGATAAGCCACTAGCGTACCAACTGAGGATTGTGTTGTGATGTTAGTGTTTCCAGCCGTATCTTCTGTGATGCGATCCGGCAATTCAGTTGATTCTTCTGTGTCTGGATCCATCAGCATCAATGGCACCAAATTTGATGCCATGTTAAATCCTGCTGTCAGCAAGCCACTCAATGAATTTGATGTAGTGTTGTGTGATGAACTGGTTCCCATTGGATTGGAACCACCTGCATTGAGCATTGGTGCTGACATGTCCACTGAATTCTGGTACTGTTGGTTGTAGTAATTGTAGATGTTAATACCCTGATTCTGAGAGCCATTAACATTTCCCTGTTGTGGCTTAGATTCACCGCCACCTTGGGTGACAGCAAATTCACAATCTACAACCTCCATGGGCTCAACGTCCCTTGATTCATGGTCAATCTCCATTTGTTCCTCCCAAAGATCTTCATCCTTGGGACTGAGCCAGGTGATTTTGAGGAAATCTGCGTAATTCGCATACACAGGAAGCTGTGCAATAGCATCACGCAGTTCCACTGCCTTCATGTATGACATGTTCTGTGTGCTCAAGTATTCCTCAATAGCACGCTGCATGAAGCACTCTGGCTGTTCTTCAATTTCATTGACCATTGTTGGTGTCCATTCTGTGGAAGCACATTCAGTGTAGGGAATGAGGGAGCCATACTTTCCTTTCCAGTTACGTCTCTCGGGCACGAGTTGTAACATGTTTATACCCGCAGAGCCAACCATGGGCTCGCCGTGATCTCTCCAATTCTTTGTTTTGAAAACTTTCATGTCATCATAAATCACCCAATAGCCATCAATGTCTTGGGCAGCCACAAGGGCATGGTAATTGTTACCACGCTGTGTCTTCAAGATCATTGTTGGGAGTTCATGTGCGTTCCACCAATAACCAAGTTCATGATCAACTTC